AACTTCGATTTCTTAAATCAGTATTTACCAGATACTTACGAAAAAGAATTCGAACGTTATGGAAACAGAACAGTAGCTTCATTCTTACGAATGGTTGGTGCTGAAATGCCTTCTAACTCTGACCTTATCAAATGGGCTGAGCAAGGAAGATTACACACGAAGTATACAAATGTTACTTCTCAAGCAGCAGCAGCTCAAGACATTGCAACTTTAGATATTAATGATGCTTTAGTTCCTGGAACAGGAGATATCGCATTAAGAGTTGGTCAAACAGTTATGCTTTCTGATAGCTCTATAAATTCAACAAATAGTAACAAAGCAATAATTACAGCAGTAGATACTGCAAATGCTACTATTGATGTTGCATATTATGAAGCAGGTGGTCAAACAATGGCTGCAAATGTTCAGTGTTCATTATTTATCTATGGTTCTGAGTTCCAAAAAGGAACTAACGGAATGCAAGGTCAATTAGAAGCTGACGATCAGATATTTTCTAATTCACCAATTATCATAAAAGACCATTACGCAGTAAGCGGTTCTGATATGGCTCAAATCGGTTGGATTGAAGTAACTACTGAAAACGGTGCAACAGGATTCTTGTGGTATCTAAAATCAGAACACGAAACTCGTTTACGTTTTGAAGATTACTTAGAAACAGCAATGGTTGAAGCAGTACCAGCTGAAGCAGGTGGTGGTGTAGCAGCAATTGCAGCAGGAGTTGCAAGTGGAGTAGGTAACAAAGGTTCTGAAGGACTTTTTTACGTAGTTGAGCAAAGAGGAAATGTATGGAGTGGTGGAAACCCAACAGCTCTTACAGACTTTGACGATATTATCCAAAGATTAGACAAGCAAGGTTCTATTGAAGAAAATGTTATTTTCTTAAACAGACAGTTTGGATTTGATATTGATGATATGTTAGCTGCTCAAAACTCTTATGGTAACCCAGGAGGTACATCATACGGTCTTTTTGACAATGATGAAGAGATGGCTCTTAACTTAGGATTCTCAGGATTCCGTAGAGGTTATGACTTCTATAAGACAGACTGGAAATACTTAAACGACCCAACAATGCGTGGTGATATTGTAGGTGGTGCAATCAATGGAATTTTAGTTCCTGCAGGTTCTACTACTGTATATGACCAAGTATTAGGAAAGAACGCTAAGCGACCTTTCTTACATGTTCGTTATAGAGCTTCTGAAACAGAAGACAGACGTTACAAGACTTGGATTACAGGTTCAGCAGGTGGAGCAGCTACTTCTAGCTTAGATGCTATGGAAGTAAACTTCTTATCTGAAAGAGCTTTATGTACTTTAGGTGCTAACAACTTCTTTATCTTTAAATAAGATATAGAATAATTTCAATAAAGGGGATAGTTAATCCTGTCCCCTTTTTTTATTAAATTTAAATTAAAATCAAATGAAAAAAAAGAAACAAGCTTTTGTTACTAAAAGCTATAAGCTCACACAAGATAGAGCGCCATTAAGCTACACAATACCATCTAGAAATACTAAAAGAAGTGCCTTACTTTATTTTGATGAGGAAACTGGAACAAATAGGTCCTTGCGTTATGCTAGAAATCAAAAAAGTATTTTTGAAGATGAACAAGATGGAAATGTAATATTAGAACCAATTATTTTTGAAGATGGATTTTTATCTGTAGATAAAACTAATCAAGTACTACAGAAATTTTTATCTTTTCACCCATTAAATGGAAAAGCATTTGTTGAGGTTGATAATGAAAAAGATGCAACAAATATAGTTGAGTCTATGGATTTAGAATTAGAAGCTCAAATATTAGCTAAAGACTTAGATATTGAAATGTTAGAAACTGTAGCTCGTGTAGTTATAGGTTTAAAAGTAGATAGATTAACATCATCAGAATTAAAAAGAGATGTTAGATTATTTGCACAAAGATATCCTGTTGAGTTTTTAGATTCAATTAATGACCCATTACTATCCTTACAAAACAAATGTGCTAAATTTTTTAGCGAAGGATTATTAATTATAAAAAATAAAAAAGATATTTATTATAATTTAAAAGGTAATAAAAATAAACTAATGACAATTCCTTATGGAGAAGACCCATTATTTATATTGGCATCTTTTCTTCAAAGTGATGAAGGGTTAGAAGTTTTAAGTATATTAGAAGACAAGCTATAACCAATTTAAAAATTAGGCTATTTAGTAAAGAGGGGTTCAAAAAAATGAAACCCCTTTTTTTGTATCTTTGTAAAAAGATTAAATAATTATGAGTTTATTTTTATCAATATAACTCTCAAATAGTTAAGCAAAATGCTAGGGTGTCAGGATCAGGATATGCAGATATTGTAAAAGGAATAGAAGAAGTAATAGATACTTTTACAGTTTTTTCTCCTTTATCTAAAGTAAATATAATTTATCCTAATAGCTTATATTTTCTTCCTAATCAAGAAAAAAATGGAAGTGATTATTATATTATAAATAAAATTTTAGTTTATCAAAAACAAAAAACTTCAGGAACTAATACACAAATTCAAGGTGGTCAAAATAGATTAATTGATTCTAGTGCTGATTTTTTTGCTAGTGGAGTTGTTTTAGGGGATATAGTTGCGTATCGAGAGAATGGAATAGATTATAATGCTAATAATTTAAGCAGTATTAACATACCTTATATAATATATGATTACTCTAAATTAAAAGAAGCAGAAAAAGTTACTCATAGTAAAATAACTATGCTTTCTAATTCAATGCTTACAAAACCAACTTTGTCTTACCCTGCTTACACTCAAAATTCTTTAGATGCACAAATATATCCAGATACTATTACTGATATAGGTCAAGTAACATCTCAGTATATAAGATACCCAAAAGATCCTAACTGGACATATTTTAATATTATAACAGGAGGAGAGCCTAGTTTTGATGAAACAGCATTAGATTATCAAGATTTCGAACTTCCTTTATCTGATGAAACTAATATTATAAATAAAATATTACAGTATGCAGGAATGTCAATAAGAGAAGCTGCTTTAGTACAGTTTGGAAAGGCAGAAGAAAAAGAAGCAACAACACAAGAAGGATAGATTATGGCATATATAACAGAATATCAATACTATGAAAACACAGGCAACCCTCATACTGAACAAGAGAATTGGGGTTCTTATCAATATGTAACATTAGAAAATATAGTTAACAATTTTATGTTAATGTATGTTGGTAATGATAAACTTATAAATAATGCTGAAAGATATAATGTTCTTTTTCATGCAAAGAGAGCTATTCAAGAGCTTAATTATGATGCTGTAAAGGAAATAAAAATTTTAGAATTAGAAGTTTGTGATATACTAAGATTTGTATTGCCTCCAGATTATGTAAATTGGGTTAGAGTTTCATTATATAAAAATGGAGTTTTAAGACCATTAACTGAAAATATTCAAACAAATTGGAGTGATGCTTATCTTCAAGATAATACATGTAGAATATTATTTGACCATGATGGAAATATATTAAAACCTTCAACATCATTTTTAGATTTACAAAGAATTACAGGTGGTAAAACTAGCATTTATTTAAATGAGAATAGTCCTTACAACGGACAAGAAGGTTATTGCGTAGATGGTTTGTGGTATTTTGAATATCCAATTGGAGGCAGATATGGACTTAATACAGAAACTGCAAATCAAAACCCTACTTTTAGTATAAATAAAAAAGGAGGAGTTATTAATTTTAGCTCAGGTATGGCAGGAGAGTTTTGTGTTGTAGAATATGTTTCTGATGGAATGGAAAATGGAGATGATTCTGAAATAAGTATAAATAAATTATTTGAAGAATATGTGTATGCATATATGAAATATGTAATTCTTTCCAGTAAGTATGGCGTTCAAGAATACATAATAAATAGAACTAGAAAAGAGAAATCAGCCCTTCTAAGAAACGCAAAAATAAGATTGAGTAATATACATCCAGGGAGACTTTTAATGAATCTAAGAGGTCAAAACAAGCTTATAAAGTAATATGGCAAAAATTCAAAAGAATTTTATAGCAGGTAAAATGAATAAAAGTGTTGATGAACGTTTAGTTCCTCAAGGACAATATATTGATGCTTTAAATGTTCGTTTAGGTTCAACAGAGGGAACAGAGATTGGTGCTGTAGAAAATTCAAAAGGGAATGAACTTTTAGTTGAATTAAAATTTTTAAATCAACCATTAAGTAATTCTGCTAGATGCATTGGGGCTTACGAAGATGGGGCAAATGAAACTATATATTGGTTTGTTAGTGATGAAAACAATAGTTTGTCTGCAACAGGGAAAGTTGATTTAATTGTTTCTTTTAATACTAGATTAAATATATTGTTTTATCATGTTATTTCTACTTCTGTATTAAACTTTGATAAAGAATATTTAATAAATGGAATAAATTTAATTGGAGACCTTTTATTTTTTACAGATAATTTAAATGCTCCTAGAAAAATAAATATAAATAGGAATTATTTAGAACCAAATGTTCCTTCAACTCTTGATAGAATAACAGAACAAGATATAGGTGTTATTGTCGCACCTCCATTAAACGCTCCTGAAATAGAGTCTTATCAAATTGGTGGGGGAGAAAATTATATGGATGAGCTTTTTTTAAGTTTTGCATATAGATGGCAATACGAGGATGGAGAATATTCTGTATTATCTCCTTTTAGTAGAGTAGCATTTACCCCAGGTACATTTGAGTTAAATTATCAAACTTATGATAATGACGGAATGTCTAATATTTTTAATACAACAGACATTACATTTGATACAGGAGGCAGAAATGTAAAAGATATAGATGTTATATTTAAATTTAGCACTAGTCAGTCTGTTAATGTTATAGAAAAATTCAATAAAGAAAATGAAGGATGGCTTGATAATGTAGAACAAACATTAACATTTAATAATAAAAAAATATATACTACACTTCCTGAAGCTCAATTGCTAAGACTGTTTGATAATGTTCCTAGAATTGCACAAGGCCAAACAATAATGGGTAACCGTTTAATGTATGGCAATTATGTTGATGGATATGATATTAAAGGAGCAGATGGA